AGTTACATACGCATATCTTTTCATATAAGATGGGCGTTTTTCTGTAAACTTGAATGCAGGATCATCAGTAGGCTTTTTAGCTACTCTACTTACAAATCGGAAAAACGGGTCTTGTGAAAGTGCTAATTCAGAAACTTGGTCTCCAAAATTATACTTTCTTCTTAGTACGCCAGTATCGAGAGTGCTTCCAGCAGACCCACCAGAATCAACATCAGCTAAATTCCAATTTGATAGATACAGGGGAGTATCTTTTAATGAACTTGGCATTTTATGTTTATTCCTTTACATTAAGGGTTTATTGTAATCCTTCAAGACCCTCTATGCTGGAACCTTTAATGGCTTCAAATACCATTTCATCTGCAGTTTGTTCCGATTGTGGAACATTCCCAGACGAAGCTACGGAAGCAGGTTTTTTACGAACATTTTCCATTTGATTTTTCATTTCCATCCTTGTGTTTTCTGCAATATTCGCATCTCGTTTTTCAAGATTCATCAAGGTATGGATATCATCCAAAGATAATGGTCTACTTTGGGCATAATTAACAAAGTCTTTATATTCATCACGACTCATTTTATGCCTTTTAACAAACTCAGTTATTTCTCTAGACTTATCCATCTTATCACTGTATTGCTGTGCAAACTGTGAAACTCTCTTTTGAACCTGAGAATCAACGAGACCGTTTAATACTTTTGCAGAATCAGAAGTAGGAGTTGAAATTGCTTCATCAGCATCAAATACAAAATCTTCTGGAAGATTAAAAGCTTTCTTCATATCTCCTGATTCTATATCGGTTCCATTAATTACATTCTTGATTTTTTCTGCCACAGCAGGGTCTTGTCTCATTCTGTCTAAGATGGGAGCACCTCTTTCTAGTTCCTGATTCCGCTGATTAAGGCGTACTGCTTCACGACTAGAATCTTTGTACCTCTTTTCCAACTTCGTATATTCTTTCCCTAACTCAGAATTACCTTTACTAGGTTTAGAATTTTTAGTTTCCGATTTTTCTTCGACTCTTGGTTTAGGACTTGGAGCAGCACCAGTAATCATTCCGTTTACTTGTGCATCCAGCGAAGAAAAAAAGTCTTCACTGGTAAATCCATCGGCGGTTAAGCCGGTTTCTGAACCTGACGTAGGGTTGCTTCCTTGCAAGTTGTCTACATTCTCAGCCATATTATCTCCTTTTTAATTTAGTTATTTATTATTTAACCTGCAAATTATTTGTTTGCAGATTGATTTTGTTCTTTAGCTGCAAGACCAACCTCCCTCCTAGAGAGATTTGCTTCATCCTGCATACGCTTTTGTAATAATTTTTGTTGTCCCTTTGTTTCTGTCGTTGACTTTTGAACTTCTTGGTCAGCTTGTTGTACCTTACCTTTAATTCCTGCTTGAACAAGTTGTCTTGTAAGAGTTTCAATAGTTCCTTCTTTATCTGACAATGCTTCTTCAAGACTATCGACCTGAGACTTTAACTGAGAATAAATTGATTTTCTCTTTATAATATTTTCTTTACCCTTAACATCTGTTTCAGCTAACATTGCTATATCATCAATCAACCCTGCTTGGAACCATCTGAAATATTCTTCTATTAAAGCCCACCTGTTTATTGGCATTGTAGAGCCTGGGACTATTCTAACATCAAATTGTCCAGATTCATAATTGTTCCACTTTCCAATTGCTTTTCCTAAATCATTATAAATAGGTACATTAATTTCAACTTCTTTTTCTTCTTTTAAAGATGAAGGTTGTACTATCTTGAATATCTTATGAGATGTGTATGTTGCTTGTGCTATTTGTTTAAAAACTTTTCCCATTTGTTCTAAAGCTGGTTCAACAACAGTTTTCATCCATGCCTTCATTCTTCTTGTTCCATGTTCATCAACAGCTAACATTCCTCTATAAGTATCATGCGATTGTTCACCTGCACCTTGCATTGAAGAATAAATGCCAGACATATATTCCATATCTTGTTTTCCTTCTTGAGTAATCTGAAAGAACGCAGCATTAAGAGGTGAAGGCTGAACTGGTGTAGGTGGTGAAAAACCAGACCTATACTTTAACAATGCTCCAGGTGATGAGGAATATTGTTCCCATTCTTCTTCTGGAACTGAGCCTTCTTCATAAAGCCACCTTAAATTTGAAGCCAAATTAGCATTATGAACCATTAATTGATGAGCTTTATTTACTTCTTGTTGTTTTCCTACAAGAGGTGTAACTGCTGATATTGGATAAGGTGTCCCAGTCCATAGATATGGTATAGGTATTATAGGATATTCAGTAGATGGAAGGACTGCTTCATATAACAATTCATCAGTTCCTAATGTTACTGATTGTTTTATTCTTGTATCATAAAATTTTATTGCATCTTGTACGGTAACTGCAAATAATTGGTCTTGCATTAAAAGTTTAAATTCAGCTTCAGTAATAACTTCATTTCTAATGACAGTTGCCTCTTCCATCATTGTAGCTTTCATCTTTTCCTTTTGTTGAACTAATGCATTTTCCATTTGTTTCTGTGCTTTTACCATCTCAAGTTTGCCACGCTCTGGAATCATTTTACCAGCCTGAACTGCCTCGTGAATTTCTTTCTCTTTTTCTAGTAACTGAACCTGCAATTCCTTCTCATATTGAGCTATCTGTTCTTGAATAGATTCTTGCATCTGTGATATTTGTTTTGTATCTGGTGGCATCTTTACAAAAACATTCATATAAGCAATTTTTACTTTTTCATAAACTTCATAACAATCAACTATTTCATCTTCTTCACCATCACGTTTATATCCTTCTTGACCTATATCATCTGGTTGTATGCTATCTGAAGAAGTTAAATCTCTCTGAGAAAACCAACTACCAGACTCATTGCTTCCAGTGGATTTTTCAATTCTTTTAATTTTGTCTGGGAATAATTGTATTAACTGTGATTTAGTTAAATCTTTTTTTACTATTATATAACTGGCATCTCTATATAAGAAATCCCTACTCATTGGGTCTACATATACATTATAGGGGTCAATTGTCTTAAAAACAACTTCACCAAGACCTCTATCTCTATCAGGGTCAATGTCAATTTGAAATATACCAACTCCCTTAACTAGGGAATCCTGTATAACTTGAGAATAAAGACTACTTCCATTTGATATATACCAACAATAATCAGCAATATCAGCATGGACTGAAGCTACATCACTATCACTACCCTCCGCTCCGACAGCCTGCCATCTTGGATTCTTAGCAGTAGCGAAATATTTCATCATTTCAATGACTGGAGTAATCCTATTAATAACAAATGTAGGCATCCCAGATTCTTCTAGTTGGCGTTGTTCTTCGCTAGTTAATTGCTCACCAACATAAAAATCTAAAGAAAGTTGTGAAACTCTTTGCCATTTCTTCCGATAAGCATTATTAGCTCTCTGGAAAAGCAAATAGTTGTCTTCTGCTTTTTTTCTATTTGCCTTTGTTGCCATTTTTAGTCATAAGTACTATATTAGGATGCCTTTTGCTGAATCCTTCTCCATCAACAAAAGTCTGCCATACAGATTTATTCTTACCATCTCCTTTAAATCCACCAAAAGCACTTGCTTGTGTTTCCATAGAAGGAGTAGAAGGTCGTCCTTGTTGTATACTACTGTGTTTATACTTCATTATAACCTCAATTCATAATGTGGAAAATCATCAAATTTATTATCATTAACTTCCCAATCCATGTCCCAATCTCCACCCCATCTTAGTTTTATCTTCATACCTTTTGCTATCCCAAGTACAAATCCAGCAAATAAAGTAAACCTTTCACGGTCATTCCAATCAATAGGATAAGGGACAACATCGCAAGCCATAGAGGGAGATTTATTATGACGACCAAGGGGAAATTGTAGTCGAGTCTTGCCTTCTTCATAATATTGGTTTTGCTTATCTTTATCCCTATGACCTTCAAGTACAGAACAATCCACCGTCTTGATAACTTCATAAAAGACCTTTATCAATCTTTCATCACAACTGTGTAATGCATTGCGTGACCTAGTTCCAAATCTTGGCATTAACCAAATAATTCCTTTAAGCCACTGGCATTTTTCAACATAGACCAAACATCATTTATATCAATTCCACTTTTTTTAGATAATTTGTCTCCTATCTTTTGAATTGCATCGCCAGCATCATTAAATGAAGTTGCATCAACTTCTTTTTTTCGTTTTGACAAAGCTTCTTCAGTAACATCTGGCCCAGTATATCTTTCCTTTAACCCTGGATAAGTTTTTGATTCATGTAATTCTTTTTTAAATCTTATATTCTTTGGAGTTATTTCTTTAGATGGCTCTTCCCATTCTTTATATTCCTTCAATGGAGCTTCAGGTGATAATTGCATATCATCAAAATCCATATCTTCATCTTCAGATTCAATTGGTATTGATGGTCTATCTGGTGCTCCAAAAACGTTCATTGGGTCTTGCGGGCCAAGCTCACCTTCAACAACAGGGTCATCTGGTCGAGTTTTTTTAGCCACTTCTGGTGGCATCTTATATTTATACTTATTAAATACTTGGTCGTAATTATATGTATCTCCAAAATAGTCAAAAGTAGGTTTTCCACTTGAGTTAAGCTTAACTTCTGATACTTGAAGTTCATCTGCACCATACCATTTATCTAACATCCCTTTAGGTGGGACATATCCAGTTTTTTGATTTTGGACTTTTAACCAGTCTTCTACATCACCACGATTGCTAGATGCTTGTAGTACTTCAAATAATGTAATTGGTTCAGCCATTATTGTCCAACTCTATAATTATTCTGTTCTATAACATTCCAACTCTCTTCTTCTTTCCAACCATCAATAAGCTTACCTTCCGTATTTTTGACTGGTATCCATCCAGTAGTACTTAAATCTCCACCAGAAATTTTATCACCCTTTGGTCCATATACTGATTCCAAGTATTGGACAGTTCTACCAATCCTTTTTGAAGCTTTTGAATGACTAGTTCGGCTACTATGTGATTTAGGTGCCATCCATTCACTCCCATCCTCCATTTTATAAATTATTGGGCCAACTATATGCTTACCAGCCTCATCTCTTTGTCGTCTTACACTAGCTATCTTTTGTTTACCTAAGTCAGGTTTTTTAATAACAATATCATTTGGGTCTTTACTATACTTTAACTGTTCTATCATCATACGATTTGATACATCTTCAAAAGATGCTCCCAAAAAACGCTCAGAAGGTAATGCTTCATCAGCCCATTCATCCCATTTTTGTTTAAAATCACCACCTGCTCCCCAACTTGTTATCTCACGAATATCTCTTCTCTCCATTCTAGGGTCTGTAGTTGTTTTTTCATAATCACTTGATACATCAACCCATTGATTTGAACCTTTATCCCATTTTTGTTGATTCCATCCTTCCTCATTTTCACCCTTAGTTCTTGTCTGAGTATGTTTATCTCCAAGAAAGAAATGCTCTATTATTGCATCCTTGTCTACATATTCCTCCATAGTTCCTTCTACCCATTTACCTGTCTCCTCATCAGTCCCTCCTTTATCGGCTATCCTTGTAAACTTTTCAGAGATTGGTTTTAAGGAAGAAAAATAATCTTTAAAATCTTTTGGTGGCATTACGCTACTATCCAGCTTTTTGCCTTTTTAATTGGCTTAAACCAGTCTTTTTTATCTTTATTCTTTACCATATTAGGTGGAAACGCATGCAACTGTGCATAAAACAAGGTTTCGACAGTATCATCATGTGCCATCTTAGGTCCAAATGTAAGTATTTCATTAATTAAATCAAACATATTTTCTCTTAAATGTATTGTTCCCATACTAAAACGACCAGAAAGACCCGAATATACCTTATTTCTCTTCTCTCTACCTCCAGGTTTCTCTGGAATTACAGCTATTGAGAACTTATTTAACCTTCGTCTTTCAGTATTTAATGCTTGAAATATAGAACGGTTCATCGCAACATCTTCAACTGTGGATGATACACAATGATATTTTTCATGCATTTCCATTATATAGTCAACTACTCCTTTTTTATTAATAAAAGCACCATCGTATCCTTTTGAACCAATAGTAGGGATTGACCTGTGTCTTTCATATTCTAAAACATAAAGATTATTATCAGGGTCAATAGCTATAGCCATTATAACACTAAAATCTGAATGTTTTGTATTTATATCTGTTGCAGGGTCACAACCTACAAAGGTATTAATTGGTACTTCTTCTCCATCAATAATTAAAAAGTTGGAACTTTTTTCGGTATCGTAATTATAATATCCCTTCCAATATTTTATTTCACTCCTTCTCCAAACTGAATCTTCTTCACTCTGCACTTCCATCATATATTCTTGGAAGTACTTTTGTGGTTGCCCACTATCTCTATAAAACTTCTTTTTTTCTTCTAATTTACTTTGACTAAAAAAGGAATCCCAAAGAACACCACCATCAGGCAATTCAGCTTTATATGTTATTACTTTCCAAGCAAACGTTTTATTATTTGCGATAGCCCTTCCATGATTAATAAGAAGATTGTTAATAAAAGAATCATAATGTACGGGAGTACCATTAACACGCAACCTGCCAGTATGAGGCTCAAGCGCGGGATAAACCACAGCAGTAACCAAATTCGCATTTTTATCCCTTGATTCTGGGGTAATTGTATTTTGCTCATGTTCGAAGTCATCAAGGATTATAAGGTCGTACCGTTTGTGAAGTTTTGCTCCTCCTCTAATTCCTGCAACATTACTTTTCGATATAAGTTTACACCCATTAGTTAACTCAACATCCTCTTCCGTCCATTTATTCCCCTTTAATGCTCCAAAAAAGTACAATATCTTATCATTGAATTCCAAATGATGTTTGATATAGTCCATATTTCCTACAGAAAGCTTATGAGTAGCAGATACCCATGCATAAAAGTGCATATCATCTTTAGGACAAAACAAAAAGTCTTTTAATATAGATGCTTTTGTTAGTACAGTTTTTCCATGACCTCTAGGTAAAATAATAGCTAACTGCTTAACATTTGCATTATCAATAGAATCTGCCATTTCATAATGAAAGAATGGAGTTTCGCTTCTTAAAAAATCATTAGGAAGAAATAACTTCCCAAATGCTATCAAATCTTTATGTGCTAGTTCTAGCTGATTTTCTGCGTTTGTAATGTTTTCTGTATTTATATTCATATTTATTTTGAAACTTAATGATAGGAGTTATATTTGTATTAGCTTTTATCACTTTATAAGGTAAAGTAATTTTCATTAATTATGCCCTTGCTACAACTTCTTCTGGGATATCTAAACCTTTTATTAATGACCTCATCTCTACCATGCGTAGGAAATCATTAGCCCCTGGTGCTTCCCAGTTAATTTCTTCTTCAAGATATTTAATTCTAAGAATACATACATCAAGAGGAAGAGCTATTGGTTCAACTTTAATTGCACCTTTAGACATAAAATGGATGCCAAGTTCCTGTTGTCTTTGCAACTCCACTTTTGTTAACATATATATCAACTATCCAAAACCCTGTATGAGATGATAATCTTTTACCTCTCATCCATGCTGTCTGCCTTTGAAATGCTCCAGCACTATAACAATGTATATGTCTATCAAATAAATATGTACATTTATGTACATGACCAAAAAACATTACATTTGGCTTTTGTCCACCAGTTAAACTCTCAACTATCTTCTGGATTCTATAAGATACAGCGTAACTACTCCCATCTTCTCCGTGCCATAATCTTAAATTAGCTGAATCTCCTAATGCTAGATTCCCTTCATCATGTCCTAAAAATGTAGCATGCTCTATATTATCACATATATCTGGTACAATTCTTGCTCCATTTGATTTAATAAACCACCTGTCATGGTTTCCATCTATTACATATAGAGGTACTGGACATTTACTCATATATTCAATAGCTACTTTTTTCTGTTGATGATATCCTAAGTAAGAAAGTTCATATATATGTCCAGGTCTATTAGACATACCTTCAGTTAAATCACCTACTTGACATACAATATCAACCTTCTCTTTCTCAAACTCTTTAAAGGCTTCTTCAACTAAATCATAAAGGCAGTATTTACTACCAAAATGAACATCACCCATTACACCTATTCTAGTTCTTTCTCCTTTAAGATTAATTACTGGTATCTTAGCTTGACCTGGGACAATTCTAGCACCAGATGCAATTGCCCTAAGTTCTTTATCACTGTATAGTTCACCTATTTGTTTTAAAACAGATGATTGACTTACATCTATACCATGTTGTTTGGCTCTCCTTACTTCTCTTTTTACTGTGGACTCTTTAACATTTAAGTCATGACACGTTTGTTCCATTCCATGTGACATAAAATATGCTGCAATTTCTATTGTCCTATTTTTACCTCCTTCTAATCGTTGTTTATCTCCCTTGTGTTCCTTTTTCCTAAATGATTTCATTTTTTCTCGCTAGAAGGCTCCGTTAAATCTTTTCCCGAGAGAATACTGTCAACAATAGTCTCAGCACCCATAAGTTGATTAAGCTGGGCTTCCATTTGCTTCCTCTGTTGATTCAATTGCGCTTTGTATTTCTCTAGTCTCTCCTTGTAATTGACTTTGTCCATTTGATTGTAGTTCCTTTCTTTGTACAGCTTCGATTTCTTCCGTGGTAAAGCCCTGGAATACACCAACAATCCCAGTTTCTTTCTTAATTCCACCAGAAGTCCCTATAATTTTAGCTAATTCTTTAGCTGATTGTAAAATAATATTATCATCCTCACTATAATCTGCTAGAGATTTAAGTTTATTAAGTACATATTCATGGTCAATACCTAATTTTTTAGCAATATCCAATGCACCTTTTTCAATTTCACTCATTATTCTCTCCTGTTTTAAGAGAACGGCAGACTTGACTTTAGCTTTGTCCACATTTTTTTCATTGAATGCTTCCATAAATGCTTTAGTAGCTCCCATTCCAACAACGACGTTCGTAGAAAACTCTTTTTCTTTTCTTGTGACATTCTTTCTCTCCTTTACTCTTTTGTTTGTATTTTTTATAGTTTTACTAAATGTATATCTATTTTGATGTTTATCAAAATCAGCATCCATAAAAGATTTTCTGTTTATGAGGAATGTACCTACAACTGTCCTAACATATCCATCACTATGTTTATAATTCTTTCTATCGTGTGGGTGGGTAATTGACTTTCTCCTTAATAACTGTAGTATCTTATCATCATCACTATAAACCCACTCTCCCTCTAAACCGCTCCTCCAGTCTTTAACAACCTCTTCACGAGGATGATGCTCATGAAATTCATTAATGTCTTCATAGACATAATGACGTTTATGTTTAATTGTGCGATAATCCATTTTCATGTGCCTGTTCTAATTGAAAATTCAAACTATCAATAACTTCCAATACTAATCTTGGCACATACACTACCGTTTCGTCTATTTCGATACTTTCATATTGATGTACATTTAGGCTTGCTATAACTGATTCTACAACTTCAGTATTATTCTCCATTTTTAACTTTCTTTTTCTTTGCTTTCTTTGAAGTCTTCAGTTTCTCTTCTTTCAATGCTTCTCTAACTAAAAGTTTGATTCTTTTAGATTCTTCCCTCTTCTCTTCTTCTATTCGTTGCTCCCTCTCCAACTCAATCTGCATATCTGTAAGATATTTTTCTTTCTCTCTTTCCTGCTGCACTCTTGCTGCGCCCGTAACTCCACCTTCTCTATTTAAATCCCTTGTTGTCATTACTCCTTTTACACTCATTAGATTTCCTTTCTATTTAAGGTGTTGCCATTATAATTGTCTCCATAGCAATCCCATTAGCACCAGCTGTCAAATCATCAGGATTTACAGATTTAAAAAAGAAATCTCCTGAATCTACAAAATCAGCAGTTGAGCCACCACCTGTCCATCCAGCAGCACTTTGAAGTGGTAACGCTATTGCACCTGAAGGTGGAATACAAGCAATAATCCTCCCAGAATTAGTTCCAATCCTTACTAAGATATTATCAGCTATATTAGTAGTACTTGACAAAGTTGTGCTTGAATCATATTGATAACCAGTATGCTTTATATACAAGAACTCAACATGGGTTAGCCCAGCTACCGTTGCTAGTGGAGTAGCTGCATTAGTTACTTCTGCATAAAACTTTGCATTATTAAGATACCCGTCATGCACAGTGCCAGTATCTTCGTAGTCTACAATTTGAGTAACATATTGAGCATTAGAAGGTGGACATAAAGTTGATGCTATTTCTACATCTGTCCAAGTAGTAGACCTTTTACCTGATTCCTGCTTTACACTCTCTCTAGGTGTTACATTTAATAGAACTCTTATCGTACCTTCTGCATTTGCCATACAATATTCCTTTTGTTAATTTTGTACACATTATTATCTTATCTATTCTTTAAGCCCACCCACGCACCCTCAAAGGTAAAAAAGGAAATTGATATAATCAAAGTAAAAAAGTAGCCCAGGTTCGTTCTGAGAAAAATGGAGGATTTTGATTTAAACGTATACTTAACCCCATTCGCCTTTAAGAGCGGTTTTCCAAATTAGGTTTTCCGTTAAAATCCAATTCTTATTGACTATTACAAACAGAAAGAAGGTTGCAATGAAAGAAATCAAAGCACTCATCGAAATCGGTGGTAAACTCAATCCAGTACGTCTCTTGATTGACAGCGTACAGCACACAATTGGTGTGAATGTCTTCGTGATGGTTCAGTTCATCCGTAAGGACGGCACTTTAGGTGGCAAACAGATGTGGACTCCAGCATTGATTGCAAGTTCACAGAAAGCGTACGTTGACCAAGCAAGCATTGAGAGTGATTTTGACGCTCGTGTATTGGCTAAATTCAGTACCGTTGAAGACACAGGTGACAGCGTGTCCGAAGTTGAAGAGCCAACAGACGAAGGTGAAAGCACCAACGAGTAAAGTCGGTAGCACACACTCAATTGGTAGGGCAGAGGGGGCACTTCGGTGTCCTCTCGTCCATTTTGTGCAAGTAAAGGTATTCGCTTCGCTCATTCGTAGTCATTGACACCCTGTAATAATAATAAGAATTGTGTATAACTTGGGCATAAACAGTCCAAATAGATTTTAGAGTCGCTTGACATTAAACTAAAGGGGCGTCAGTCCGAAAGTCCCAGACTCTACAGCAAGGATAGAGTAAGATATATACTGCAGTATATTCGCTAGAATGATGGTACTAAGCCTTGAAGAAGCGAGGGTCTTACTCTATTCCTTTAGTCTGAAGAGATAGAAGGTTAATAGTTAACGTGGCAAACCTCAGACACCACTACCTTGAAAACTATCGACAATCTTGTGTTTATAAGCACGAGTTGTTTTGGTACTATGCAAAGGGGGTAATTTGTGAAGAACCACAGATTATACTCGAGTTGTGTAGCGACTCTATCTCTTCTAACATTTAGATATAAGACGGTGCAACCGACAACAAGGTGGCAATTAGGTATCTATTTCTAATGTGTAGAATATGGATTGAACTCCGCATTTGACACAGGTAGTGACAGTGATGAGATGATATCTATTGTCACCTTTAATAATTAAGATGGGGGATGGTTTCACTACACAAGTGGAATAACCAAGATTGGTCTTCAACGCCATCTACATCTTATTATGGAGTAACGAATGAAGTGGTTTGAAGAAATACGAAGGAAGGCTGGTCACTATAATCCTACAGCCTATTTATTTGGGGTAGTTAAAAGAATCCTTGACCAGTCGCACAGCATACTGTTTGCATAGGGACGATGAGGTATCATCGTATAGGTGAGCGAGTTATGTCGCTTATAAAGAACGCCTAACAACCTATATTGGTTGCATATTCAATACTACCCCAATACTTTAATTAACAACAAAGGAGAATAAGATGAACTTACTAACAGCATCAATATTTATAGCAGTGTGTATCGCAGTATCATATGGTTATTGGTTAGAACTCTATCAAGATATCAAAGCATCATTAACATTTGATGTAAATAAACTATCATTCAACCCAGAATATGTATGTCATCACGGTGAAGGTGCAATATGTGAGAAATGTGCAGGTAAACACGGAATTGACTTTGAACAAATATACCGATACTCTGTACTTGATAATTGCACTTGTAAATATAAAATGGACGCTGAGAACATATTTATACAAGAAATACTTAAACCAGACCACAATTGTATAGCACACGGTGTTTGGAAGGAGGATGAATAATGGATTGGGCAGGGATAATTGTACTAGTTGTACTAGGGATAATTGTAATATGGGGTCTATGGCAATCGATGGAAGATAGTTTCCCACCAGATAATACTCATCACGACAACAGACCTGGTTCACATTATTATGAATCACAAAGAGCATTAAGAGAGAAGAGAGAGGAGCATTTAAAATGAACTTAGCAACAATAATGGTCATTAGTGCATTTATAACGTATCTTCTATTTGTAATATTAATAATTCGTAATGAAATAAAGGAGAAGAAATAATGAATAACCCTGACTTAACTATTAGAAGGCGAAGAATAATATGTAGAGATGGATTCAGTATGTCAGTACAGGCAAGTGAATTCCATTATTGTAACCCAAGAGAAACAGCTGCTAAGAAATATGATACTGTTGAGGTAGGTTTCCCTAGTGAACACGAACCATTACTTGATAAATATCGTGAAGAACTACCCTATTTTAACTATGATGAAGATAAATGGAATACAGTCTACCCATATGTACCATCCATAGTTATTAAAGATATAATTGAGGCACACGAAGGATTAACCAAAGGTGACTTACCTCCAATGAATTTTGGAAAACGCCTCAATATTCCTGTAATAACAGGTGACTCTGATACTGATGAGTTATTAGATGATGAAAGAATTGCACAATTAGAAGGACAAATAATTGACAATATAATAAATATGAGGAGAGCTAAATAATGAACAAAGATAATAAAAATATTTGGGGTATGGACAGACCAACAAGGCACTGCTTTGCAAGTATGATGTTAATATTAATGCGTCAAACAATAACTGTTGTTAATCACCTTGATTACATAGGTAAAAAAACAGACGGTAAAATTGGAATAACTAAAGAGCAATATAAAAGAATATCTGAAGACCACAGTTCAATGTGGGCAAAATTATTTGATGTTCTTGATATACCATTCAAAGATTGTCTTAAAGCAAAAGAACAGCTTGATGAGTTTATGGATGGAGATGAAGATACAAAGAATCAAATGATGAAAGAATACTCTGATAAAACAATTGATGATTTCCTTAATAAGAGATAAGGAGTCAGTATGCCAACAAATGCTTCAATCAATACATATATTACTGACTATGAATTATATCATATTTATAGGAAGATGTATGAAGAAAGACGCTTAGGTTATTACTGGTTTGCAAGAGGTAGTCAACCTTGGATAAGGATGCATCAAATAATGGATAGAATAATTAACAAACAATATTTAAAAAGAGGCTTTAAATGATTAAATCCAAAGACATATTTAAAGAGTGGATTGCTGAAATAGTAAAAGAAACTGAGAAGATATTTTGCAAAGATGGTGAAAAACTGAGTGAGATAGATATAAAAGGAATAGAAGAAGGTTTCTTTTATAAAGGCAGTAATTATAATTGTCTAGGCTCAGGTATGAAAAAAGTTGTAGATATAGTCACCTCCCTCACTGCTGTTAAATACAAATATAAACTCGAAGCATCAATGTTACACGAATCAAAGGTGTATAGAGAATATAAGAAAGAAATGTATTTAGAGGAGAGAAGAGGTAGAACTGATGAAGATTGGAAAGAATATTACAACTTAATTCTGGAGAATATCAAATGATTATCATAAGTAGTTGTCTAGTAATAGCTTGTATAATAACAATTGGTATACAACGCATATTTTATAAAGATAAATGCCACTCTATTATTGTATCAAAAGAGATGTGGAAAAGAACAGCAACGGCATTACAACAGAAAATAAATAGTTTAAAATTTAAAAAGAAATAACTTCACACACCACATACCTACAGCTAATCATCCAACTACCCCGTGTGTGATAAGGGGATGGGTATCAATATAAAATACATTCTCCTTTAGTGTAGATATCCATTCCCAAAATTTAATATCTTAGGTTGCTGAGCATTAAAGATGTTTCTTTAGTCATTGTTCTATGGAGGTTCGGTGACAAATAGAAAGTTATTGCCTAAGATTAATTGAAGTGGTGAGCAGTCCATGTTGAAATAGAGTCCTTCTTTAGTACGGAGCTGACAGAAATACCGTACACACTTCATAACATTTAGGAGGAATATAATAGTGGGGCAAATAAAAAAAGTACTTGACATAATAGAAACATTTGATGGACTACCAGATGGTCAGTTTAAAGAATCAATAGCAGATGATATTAATGAGATGAAAATAATAGTAGCAGAGTTAGAATCATTTAGAAAACAATTAAACTATTTGGAGAAAGAACATGAGCAAACCAGGAAGAAAGAAATTTCTTGATAGAGAAACTTGGAAACATATATCTCTGTATATCTGCAAAGAAGACAAAGACTTTATCGATTCTTTTGCAAAAGAAACCTATAGAGATATAACTAGCACAATAAGATTAGCAATAGATGAGCTAAGAAAACAATATAATAACAAAGGAGCAAAACATGGGATTTGATTTAACAGGCAGAAAACCAATTAATATGATAAATATAGATAAACCTTACATTGACTGGAGTAAAAACCCTTCTAGTGAGGAAAAGGAACAATACTCAAGAGATATGGAAGCCTATGAAAAGGCAGTTCCAGGTGATTATTTCCGTAATAATGTCTGGTGGTGGAGACCATTATGGACATATGTTTGTGAGGTTTGTGATGATATACTTACAGAAGATGAGATGGGGTCAGGTTCTTATAATGATGGTACAATAATATATAAATACAAAGCAATTCAAATTGCAAAAAGACTACAAACGCTTATTGATGATGGTAAAGTTAAGGAATATGCAGAAAAATATACTAATAAGCTAAAAGCATTGCCACTGAAGGAATGTGACCTTGTAATTGGAGATGGAATAAGA